CTATCTTTTAACTAATTGTGTGTTATGCTCCACCACCAGTTGTTAAGCTACCGATTGTTCTAGCACCAATATTTCTACCAATACCGTCAACACCGCCGCCTCTATACTGGATAGCATTGTCGTATCTTAATGTCATGTTAATCATTGCTGGTTCGTTTGAAGTATAGTTCAAGTCACCATAATCAATGTTCTGTACAAAAGTACCATACAACTCAAATGTTTCTAATACATTTGGTGTCTGTGTACCATTACCACCATCTAAGATTTCAATTAGTGTAGTAAATTTGTAATCTTGTCCTGATGCTGCAGATGCTTGCTCGAAGAAGTCGAACTGCTTCTGAACTTGCTCACCGCACAATCTTTGAATAGAACCACTTGCGTCATCACGAACGTTAAGTGTAACTTGTTCCCAGTTGTGTCTACCTGCTAGGTAGATACGTGAGTTATATACAGGAATTTCCATCTCTTCAAAGTTAATCTTTGGACGAGTGATATCCTGTACTTGTTTTGTTAATTCTGTTGGTACAGTACCATTAGCACCAAAACCTTGTAGTACCACACGGAAGCGATACTTTAGTTTTGGCATCAACAAGCCTTGGTTGCTTGAAGATGTATCAGTTGCCAAAGGAACTGTTAGTTTTGATAGTGTTGAAATAGCCATTTAATTTTGCTCCGTTTGTATAATATTATTTAGCATAATGAGTGGGGGACTAAATCCCCCACTCTATTTAGGCTGATGCTTGTCCTTGGATTTCTCCAGTATTTTTAAGTCTTAGTGGAATGTAAATGAACTCAATTGATTTAACTGGTTCAATAGCAATATCCACATAAAGCTCGTTACGATCAATACGTGCCGCAGTGTTGTTTGATTCATCACATACAACAGCAAAATCATAAAGTGCTCTTAGACCTACAAGCTCGAGCATTAAACTCTCAACTGCCTGTTTGATTTCGTCTCTAGTGATCTTATCATTAGGTTCAAAAACAAACGGTTTAGCAAGTCTATTAAGTTGTGTTCTTAAGTAGATTACCAAACGTGCTACGTTGATTCTATCTAGTGCTGAACTACCAGATGCTCGTGTTCTTTGTCCATAGTTAACAAGTCCTACACCGTTAAAGAATGTAAGTGGGTTAACTTTAATATCATAAAGTGTATTTCTTTGTGAATCAGTTAATGAAACATTTTGGAAAGCACCTGTAGTAGCATCAACATATCCTACTGATGTAGCGTTAGTAATACCACCTCTTCTGATACCTGCTGGAGCAAACCATGGATAACTTACCTGATCACTTACTGCTAGTGTTTTTAGCATCATGTGTGAACTTGGTACAACAACTGTTGAACCTGTGTTATCAGTGGTTAGTCCGCTTGGATAAAACACGCCTGTGTATTCATCAAATGTTACTAGACCTGTGTCACCGTTATCAGTAGCACCGTTTTCATTATTGCCCCATTCAACCAAAGACTGTGTATCAGCTTTTAGTCTGAACGGTGAATCAGCAACAACAAATGCCGTTGTGCCTCTGTCAGTATTTAGATCGACTAAGTTCTGTGTAACTTCTGGGTAGCCTGGGCAAGCCATTAAGTTAAACTGACGTACTTCGTCTTCTCTAATTTCTTGGTTAGTAGCGATAGTTGCTTTTAGTTTTTCAATAACACTCTGTCTTTGAGCTTTTCTACCAAACTGGTTAGCTGAGTCAGTAACCCATCTATCAGTTGCGTAATTTGCCATTGATTGACTATTAAATCTATCGTTATCTTCTGCTGTATCAATGTAGTCTTCTCTATAAACTTTAATATTGAAGCCTGATCTACGTGTATTGAACAACATAATGCCTTGTGGATAAAGTGCTGGATCAGGAGCATCTGGATCAATATAATCTACTGATAGTAAATTTTTAATTGTACCAGCTTCTGTTTGAGTTCCGTCAATACCCCATCTTGCGTCAGCAAATACAACACCATCTTCACTTGTAGCATCGTTGTTGTCAACTAGATTCCATTTTAACGCTCCTGCGTCATACTTGTAAATTACAGGATAGTTTTCTAAGTCACTGGTGTCAATCCAAATATCGCCAGTTACTAGTGATGTTCCATCGCTCTGTTCTACTGGGCGAGTTGGTGATACTTTAGGTCCTGCTGGGTCTGTTGTTGGATTTGCGTTCACATATCCTTCCCAAGTAGTACCGTTATGTACCATAATATCAACTTCATCAGTTACACTTGAATACCAACGCTGACCTTCTTGTGGATCGTTTTGTGGAGCATCATTTGAAGCAATGTAACCATATGTGCTACCTGCTAAAGGTAACCAGTTACTAGCAACAAAATCATATGTGTCACCTTGCGGTGCCGCATACAAGTTCACTGTGCCTAGTGTAGTTGAATAGTCATAAGCACTAAAGCCAATACCTGCCATTGCGCTATCTACATCTTCAAATCTAATCTCACCACCTGCGCTATGACTAATTACAACCTTGCCATTAACTACTTCTGCTTCAACATAATCCATTTGAGCATTGTTAATAGCTGTAGCAATCGTATTAGCATCAGATGTCGCACCAGCGGCAGTAAATGTTACTGCGTATGCTGTGCTTAGTGCAGCTTGTCCGATAATTGACTCTCTAATATTAATTGTGTACGTTCCTGCCGTTAATGAACTAGCAGTAACCGCTGTACTTTCGACTGATGTAGCACCTGTTTGCTTTCTAACAAAAAGTTTAAAACTTGCTGTTTTAGGTGTACTATCGTACCCTGAATCTTCAGTGTAGTTGTACTGTACAAACAATGAATCTGTAGCAATTGACTCGCCGCCTGTTGTTCTATCTAAGTTAAAGATAGCAGTTTGTGGGTTAAGATATAGTGGTGCTAATGTTTCTACCCATGATCCAGTAGCTGTATCCCACGACTTAACTCTCCAACGTGACCCTTGATTTGGTTCAGTTGTTTTAATCCAAACACTTCCTGATGGACGTGGCAACTGTGAAGTTGACTTCCACTGTGGCACTGATGTGTGTGGATCCATTTCCAATTCTGGAGCATAATAAAACCCTGCGCTAACTCCGCCTGGTGTACCAAACAGTGCGTTAATTGAAGCAGAACCATCAGCTAATTCAATTGATGCTTGTGTTGGGTCAGTACTGTCGCCTGGGCTTGAATCTGTTACTCCTGTTACATAAAGTGTAAACTTATTATTAACTTTGGCAGCCTTAACACCTTGAATGTTAAAGTTATTAACGATAGTTACAACATTGTCAACAGTCGAACCTGCTGGAAGTGTAACTGTAGTGCCGTTAATTTCAAAAGTTGTTTGAGCTACTTGTGCTGAGTGACCATCTCTTTCAGCTGTAAACACTGCCCATGTTTTGCGCCAAGCATTTGTTCCAACTTCTGTCCAAGATACTGGGTTACCTGCTGTAGTGTAATCTACGCCTTTGTAAAAAACTCTAATAACATCAGAAACTGTAACAATAGCATAGTCGCCTACTTTACCAGTACCTGAAGCAGGTGCTGTACCGTCTAACTTAGCAGTATCAGTCGAATTAATAATAATTGGAGATTTGTTAGTAAACTTTTGACCATCTAGTGTTGACGGATTGCCGTCCCACTGGAAAATGCCCCAGTTTGTGCTTTGTGTGTCTAGCCACCATTGGCCATTAAACGGATCAGCGCCAGG